CTTTTTTTCCGGTTCGGTAACCGGCCTCCGTGTCTTCGCCGTGATTACTCAAGACTACACTGTTTTTGTGATTTTGTTTTATGGAAAATTCCTTGTCCGTTTCTTCGATTTGATAACATTTTCCTTCTGCGACTAGTAACGTGTGCCCTTCAATCATTTTAAAATAACGGTCTTGTTTTAATAGTTTATCGATGGATTCTTTCTCGCACAAAATATCGTGAAACACATTTCCTTTGGTTAAGTGATGTTTTAAATAATCCGGGTCCTTTCTTACTCTACTTCTTACCGATACTCGGTTTGGATTATAGAGAGAAGAATTGACCATGGCACACCTTTTTTCGTTCAAACCTTCCATCCAATTGGTACCCAAATCTTTAAAATAAACCAACTCGACCCCGTTAACAATCTCGTGTACTATTTCAATTTTTGGCTTGTAACTTCGGTCGCGATTTTTAGCCAAAATGGTTTTACCATTAAGATTTTTAGAATATAGTATAACGCACATGTTATATATTACTAATATTATTAATTTAAAATTTAAATACCTAGCTATACTAAATAAACATACTGACATGGCAGGCGGCCTATTAAACTTGGTTTCAAGTGGACAACAAAATATTATTTTAAACGGTAATCCTAGCAAAACCTTTTGGAAATCGACTTATCAAAAATACACCAACTTTGGAATTCAGAAATTTCGTGTCGACTTTGAAGGTGCTCGTACACTTCGTCTGTCCGAAGAATCCAAATTTACGTTTAAAATTCCGAGATATGCGGACTTATTAATGGATTGTTATTTAAGTATGGAATTACCAAACATATGGTCTTGTATTATGCCTCCGCAACTCACCACCAATCCAGATGGAACTACTTTTTATACCGATTGGGCACCGTACGAGTTTAAATGGATTGACAATCTCGGAGCTATTATGATTAGCGAAATAGTAATTACTTGTGGCAATCAAACACTACAACAGTACTCTGGACAATATTTACTTTCGGCGGTTCAGAGAGACTTTAGTGCGGACAAAAAAGCACTTTTTAGTGAAATGATTGGAAATATACCTGAACTGAATGACCCGGGCAATGCGGGCACCCGAACCAACTCCTACCCGAACGCATACTACACGGCCAGTCCCGCGGGCCCTGAGCCATCCATTCGCGGTAAAATATTATATGTTCCTATTAACGCATGGTTTGGAATAAAATCGCAAATGGCATTTCCTTTAGTGTCATTACAATACAATGAATTACATATTACGGTGACGATGAGACCAATTAATGAAATGTTTCGTATTCGCGATGTCTTTGATTACGTCAACAATTTCCCCTATATTGCTCCCAATTTTAATCAATTTTACCAACAAATGTATCGATTTTTACAACCGCCGCCAGATATCGAATTAGGGCCTACTTCCTACCTAGACACACGAACCATTTGGAATTCGGATATTCATTTGAATTGTACATACTGCTTTCTCTCTAACGATGAAGTTCAATTGTTTGCTAAAAACGAACAAAAGTATTTGTTTAAACAAGTTCACGAGTCGGTATTTTATAACGTGACGGGGGCCAACAAAATCCAACTGGATTCGATTGGATTAGTCACAAGTTGGATGTGGTTTTTCCAAAGAAGCGATGCGAATTTACGAAACGAATGGACTAATTACTTTAATTGGCCTTATAATTATATTCCGAATGATTTGACGCAAGCTCCGACGCAAGGCACGGTGGTCGTACCGAACTGGAATACACCTCCACCGGACGATGTCGGCATTGGCCCAGGAGTAAACCCGGACGGGTTATTAACCGGTTTAATGATATGTAGTGATTATAGTATGCAAAATACAAAACAAATTTTGTTAGTTCTTGGCATATTATTAGATGGACAATATAGAGAGAATTTACAACCTGCCGGGGTATACAACTTTATTGAGAAATACGTGCGAACCTCCGGAAACGCTCCCGACGGGCTTTACTGTTACAACTTTTGTTTACATACAACCCCCTATGACTTACAACCCTCCGGGGCCATTAATATGAATCGGTTTAATACCGTGGAAATGGAATTCACCACGATTCTACCGCAGCTCGACCCACTGGCCCAAGTGTTGACGATTTGTGATCCGAATAGCGGGGATATTATTGGGATTAATAAGCCAACATGGCGTATTTTTGACTACAATTTCAACTTTTATTTGATGGAAGAACGCATCAATGTGGTTCACTTTGTGGGGGGTAATTGTGCGCTAATGTATGCGACTTAACGTCTTTTGATTTTACGTTTTCTTTTGCCGCCACTTACAATGGTTGATGCGTTACTATCAACCGAATTTCTCTCTTTCTCATTTGGATATTTTAAAAGTTTGGAGGTTTTAAACAAACTACCAGTTACCCAAAGACCAATGATAACCACTACAAATAATCCAAAGAAAACATATGCTCCATTTATTTTCGTCATTTATGTAATTAATATATAAAATTAATAGATAAAAAATAAATCTTCTTACTTCCTGGTATAATTTAACGCTGAGGCTTTCTTCTCAATTTACGTTTTCTTTTGCCACCTTCTGTTGCCTGTGTGAACCTTGATTTTGGTTTTTCTTCCCAACCCCAAAAATGTTCGTTGCCAACTTTCCCACGACTTATATCTGTTGGCCTTTCAAGACCCGAGTCAATTCTATAAAAAACATATAGGCCTACAAGACCTCCAATCACAATAAGTAAAACTTCCCAAGGTTTATAATGAAAAGACATTTTATTATTGTTTTTAATATATATAATTAAAATATAAAATGAAGTCGCTTAAAGAAAATAATCATTAAAATACAAAATGCTAAAAAACGATGTCGATTCGGAATGGAGCCAATTTCTACTTACCAATACCGCGGAGGACAACAATGAGCTATCCGAGGAAGAGGACCCTTCTTTTACAGGGTTTCCAAACTCTTCTCAAATGATATTCGACTGCGATTCTTCTCCAGAAACTCCTAAAGCAACTCCCATCTATATATCAACTAAAACCAAATTGGCTTATTTGACCAATCCAATTCATTTGAAAGAAACTTTCTGGAGTGTTCCCGTCATGGACTATTGTATTCCACAAAATGGAGTCATTAAAAAACAAATGAAATTTAACTCATTGGAACCAGAAGAGTTACAATTCATTGTCACCAAGTTAGCAAACGAAAACCACTACGACGAGCACATAATAACGCACATTGACAATCCATTCGGGCGAGTCAAATTTAAAGATATTCGCAAATTAAGTATTGGAATTTGTAAAAAGGACCTGATGAGTTATCGATGCAAGCAAAAGAGTGCGTTTTACAATTGTTTTGTTTTGATTTTTAGAATTAAAATTCAAGACAACTTTAAGGATTTTCATGTCAAAATTTTCAATACTGGCAAGATTGAGATTCCCGGAATTCAGTCAGAAGATACCTTCCAGATTATCTTAAACATGGTTTTAACCACCTTACGGCCATTTTGTGGAGAAGAACTAAATTATAAACCCAATAACATTGAAACGGTTTTAATCAATTCCAACTTCAACTGCGGGTTTTATATCAATCGAGAAATTCTGTATGACACGTTGCGATTCAAATACAATATTCAGGCCATCTATGACCCCTGCTCGTATCCAGGTATTCAGTGTAAATTTTATTTCAATCCGGAAGTGGAGCATCAAAGCGGCTCGCAAATATCGGAAGCCAATCGCTCCATTTACAAGAATATTATTGAGGTTTCTTTTATGATTTTCAGAACCGGAAGCGTACTAATCGTTGGCAGATGTGATGAGAATGTATTGTTCTACATTTACGAGTTTTTGAAGATTGTCTTGAACAACGAGTTTCGCCACATTTGTCAGAAGAATGTTAAGATGAATGGGGAGGTGGATCCGAATTCCTTTCAAAGTCACAGTAAAACCAAACCGCCAAAGAAGATTCGCCGCAAGTGTGTCACCATAGTCACCGATTGTATATTATGATTAATAAGTTATGACTATTGTTAATAAAGCTCTAGAAAAATAGACGTACTCGTTTTTTTTGTAATAAAAAAAGGACTTTGCGTTGTTTAGCAAAACCCAAACTTAAGGTTCTTTAGATAGCTTTAATAAAAACACTATTTATTCTATTACAACTTAAAGACTTTTTTAATAATTTTTAATATTATAAAAAACATGTCCGAGACGAAACCTGACACTTACCGATTGCCCGCAGAGATTACCCTTAAGCATGCTGCTAAATTAGGAATGGTAGAGGACAAACCTATTATGCTTGATTACTGGACTGCTTCCTTGGATAAGAAGGCCCTTATTGGGGTGAAAGACAATGGGGAGAAATTGTTGGTAAAAAGCGAAGACGAATATACTAGTTCTATATCTAAATTTTATAAAACAGGAACCGAGTATATTATTATCACCGAAAACTCCATTTATTTGGTGTCCAGCGATATTCCTACCAAGAAAATTACATAAACAAAAAAAGTATTTAAAGCACCACCACTAGGTAATACAATATATTAAAACAACAACCACGTCATTTAGGTAATTTTTTTGTGTATGTACGAGGAAAGTGTTTTCGGAAGATATGAGAGAAATGCTTCCATTTATTTTAATTGTATAAAATGGAACAAGGACTGTCCCACTTTATACCAAAATGTTTGTAATTGTTGCGAGGAGGCCACGGTGTTTCCAGTGACCATTGGTTGTCAGGATGTGAAATGTTCGTTAAAAGTCAAAACCTATATTCAAATCGGAGAACCATGTCCAATTTGTTTAGAATCGATTCTTACAAAATCCAACGCTTATTTAACCTCCTGCGGACATGCGTTTCACCGAAATTGCCTGTTTAAAGTAATTGAGACCAAATTTAAACAAAACCCTTTAAGCAATGTTCGGTGTCCTTGCTGCAGACGCGGAATTGGTTGCGTTGATTTATTGCAACGGTATAACTTTGATGGGACGGCACTGGATCGGTTAGAAGACTTTTGGTTGTCCAAGGACCTAACCATACCAGAATACTGTAGAAATAGTAATCATTATCTTGGAATGAATAAGGAGTGTGGGAGTTGTATAGAGTATAGAAACTCGTAAAAGTGAAATTGGTTTATTTGTTAATGTATATAAAATAAATTAACAAATGAAATATGAATTCCTCTCCTTGTTCGCAGGAGCGTCTTGTAAATTATATGATGACTTGGATGACAATGAACTCCTTTCCTGGCTTAAAACCCCTTTTATTATGGAATTATTAAAAGGATTTCATTACGTATCTTTTACGTGTGTGTCTTTACACAATGCGGCGTTTTTTTATTTTAACTATTTTTTAAATTTTTTACACTTACTTACTAACAAACATGCTTACAGCAATCCATACGAAAAGTCTGTGATTTTTACTTTTGGAATTTTATTTTTCATTTTGAATAAAAGTGAAGTATCCATCGATTTTAACTTGTATGATTTTACAACCTTTCTTTTTGGATGTTTACTAATGTACACGGAGCACTTAATTTGTCCCGACGAAGTATCCATAAAAAAATTATTATGCCGAGTAATATTTTTCGTCGTTTTTCCTTTGGGAACACTTTGGATGTCATGGATACAGTCCTCCGCGATAAAATACTCGTGTTGGTACCAAATTGGATACGGAATCATTTCCGTTGTCGTCCAATATTACTCGTTATTTGGTTATAAGGAACCCCTTGGAGAGAAGCTAACCCCTGAGGAAAATCCCCCCTTGGATAAAGAAGAAAAGCCACCCTTGGATAAAGAAGAAAGTCCGGCTTCCGCAAAAATCGTTTCTCTCTAACTTGTTTAAATAATAACCAGTATATTTATTATTTCATTATTTTTGTAGAAATGGAATTTTTAAATTTAGACCATAACGTAAGATATGTCATTGACCCAGAAGAGTGCGGAAGTCTGAACTCTGACGGCATAACCCTTTATAAACAGGCGACTATTTATTGTAACGAGTGTCAAGGTTACCAGAAGCTAAGCACACGTAATTCTATTCATGCAACTCCGCCGTTTCACGCCAAACAAAGTGTGTACTATGGGTTGTGTTATACCGAGTCGTGTTTGAAACAAATACAAGAAAAGGCAATAGAGAAACGAAT